TTGTCTAGCTTTAGATTAACAGTAGCTCCTGTGGTTTGGTAAATCCATGCACCAATTGTTATCTTATCTCCTGATTTAACATCAGTGTATACTCTAACTACACTTGCATTAGAGTCTGAGTGAGAAGCAGATTTAAGCTTAATTGTAGTAGTACCAGAATGCGCAGATGGTGAAGAACCATTAGTTTCTAGTTCCCAAGAGCTATCTAAAGAATAATTAGTATTAGGTAAGAAATCACCATAAATACCTGCTCTTTCAAAATCAGAATCAATTACTAAGTTTTCTAAGCCAACAAGATCTAAGGCAGTATCAATACCACTATCTCTAACTAATGACCACGAATTACTAGCATAACGATAAAGCTTATTAGCGTCATTAGTGTCAATCCATAGATCACCTGTACCAGCAGACGCAGGGGCGTTATTGTTATAGAAAGTTGTAATTTTACCATCAGCAGTATTCTGAGCACCAGCCGCATCAAGGATTGCTTGAGCAATACCTGCATCCCTTGCAAGAACCCATGCAGAACTTTCATAGATGTATAGCTTATTATCATCATCAGTGTCAATCCAAAAATCACCTGCACTAGCAGACGTAGGAGCGGACGTTTGATAGAAAGACTCTACTTTACCATCAGCAGTACTTTGAGCAGTTGCTGCATTAGACAGGGCTGTTATTATATCAGCTTCTGCAGTTGCAATATCTGCCTGAGCAGTAACTAGGTTTGCTTCTACTGTGTTTAAATCACTAGCGATAAGTGTAGCAGCGGCAGCATTTTCAGCAGCATCTGTAATATCGATTAATTGAAGATCAGTAACTAACATGTTCATAGTGTTACCAGAACTTGAACCATTAATACGAATCAGAGGTAAGAAATCTACAGAATCACTGTCATTAACCTCTATCTCAACATCAAAAGCAAGCCAACCTGTTCCATTAGCGTCTGCTATTTTCTCAGTTTGGTTAACATTAGAACCAGTAGGTCCATTTCTAGTCCTAACACCTATACGAGCTTCAAGAGTAGATTGATTGTAAACATATCCTGTAGCGCGAAAGGTTCTTCCGTGTAAATAACCACTAAACCAATCTTCATCACTGTTACTATAAAAGATACCGTTACTAGAAGTCAACTGTAAGGCTTTAGTTCTATTCAAAGGGTGAGCAGTACTTTCTGCTGTAGACAAAGTGTAAACAGCGGTTGTAGGACTCCAAGTAGATTTTTCACCATCTTCAAAAACACCTTTACCTATTAAATTACCATTAACTGAGTTAGAAGCATTAACAGCAAGACTTTGGGCATTATCAGCAACAGCTTGTGCCGCAACAGCCGCAGCAGCAGCATTAGCAGCATTAGTAGTAGCTATGTCAGCTTGGTCATTGTTAGTAAATCCTGAATCATTAGTCAAATCAGAAATATTTAAACCAGAAATACTCACCCTAGCAGCAGCAATAGTACCAGTGGTAATACGAGCACCATCAATCACTGTAGTATCAGCAGCAATAGCAGCTAGTACTTCTGCCGAAGTTTGAGCTAAGTCAGCTGTGTTTTGAGCGTTTGTAGCAGCAGTGGCAGCGGAAGCAGCAGCGGCTGAAGCAGCTTGTGCAGTAGTTAAAGCAAACTCTGACTCAGATATATCTACTAGTTTTAAATCTGACCAGTAAGTAGATAACCCTGCAGTTCCAGAAGCAGCATCTGTTACTAACTGTGGTGCAAATTCAACACCATCAGCATCATTTACAGTTAAAATTACATCGAAGAAAGTCCAAGTAGTTCCACCAGCGGTTGCAACATTAGCTGAAACAAAAGTGTTTGAACCAGTAGAGTCTATAGTTCTTAAACCAACTTTAGCATTGTAATTAGCATCTGGATAAGCATAACCTGTAAACCTAAGTTTTCTTCCATGTAGGTTCCCTCTAATAAAAGAATGAGGAGTAATAGCTGTGTCGCTAGAATAGAAATCATAGTAATAATTAATACGTTGGCTCTGCTCAATACACTTAGTGTGACCTAGAGGGTGAGTTATAGGTACATCCTCTACTGAAAGATTTGTTGATTGCCAATTACCTATCTTATTATCTTCAAACTGCCCCTTACCAATAATGTTATCCGTTTGATGAGCAATAGCTCTAGATTCTCTTAAAGCAATAGAAGCTAACACCATATTAGTAGCAACGGTGTCATCTGTTTTAGCAATAGAAAGATCAACATGATCTTTAACAATCATTACAGAATCAATCCAAGTATCTCCTGCTTGGCTTGCAGTGCTTTGCGATCTTTTCTGAAGATTAAGCGCAGAGTCATCTTGACCTGCTGTGTACTGACCTGTTACAAAAACCCACTGGTTACTAACAGTTTGTTGGTCTGTACCAGAGTAAGTCCAATTACTACCAGCTAATTTAAACAAACCACCAGCTACAGTTTGGTATACCCATAATCCTACAGTAAATTTATCACCTGTCTTAACACTAAGAGGTATTTTAACTATCTGATTAATAGCATCAGCTTCACCAGCAGATGTCATTTTAAGCATGTAGTTACCAGACTTAGGTACAGGAGTTTGTTCTGTTGCTATCTCCCAATTACCATCTTCTGTATCCCAACCTGATCCTACCAAAAACCCACCTTGATCACCTGCTAGTTCTCCTGAAGAGTCAGGGACTAAGTTAGGGATGGTGTAACTGTCAAAAATAAGATTTACAGAAGCATTAGCAGCGTCAGCATCAGCTTCAGCAGTGTTAGCCGCTAATTCAGTACCATCATAAATAATAGTAGAATAATCAGAAAAACGATTATCAAACGTTTTAGCTCTAACGCGATAAGCATAACGGACAGCGTCATTACCTAGAGAATGAATTGTCTTAGTAGAACTTATAACTGTAGTAGCAACAGTTTCCCAGATCTCAGAAGTTAAAGGAGTTACAGGGTTTCCATTTATATCAGAGCTGACTTTTATAGCTTCAACTACATAACCATTTACAGAGTTATCTTCGTTAAGATTAGGTGCCCAAGTAAGAGTATTAGTACGGTCAGTTGTATTTCTTGTAAGAGCTAAACTTATAGGAGCACCAATTGCTCTGTCCATAATATTACGGTCAACCCTTGCTTGATAAGGGCTTAATTCCCATGCGTAGTCAAGTAGATCAAACTCGATACCTGTAATTTCAACATTTAAATTTGTTTTAACTTTAGTTTCAATTACTTTAATGTAAAGAGAAGATCTAGGTGTTGTTGGGCTATCAGAATAACCTATTCCCGCCATTTCGTCTTTTATTTCAATAATATCGCCGGGTTCATACAAAAAACCTTTAGGTCTTAAATTAAAAGAGTAAGCAGGTTGTCTACTAATACGTACAATATTACCTGCAACAGATTTCGCGTGATACTCATTGTTAACACCTCTGATTTCTATTTCATCTATCAAGTCTAAACCATTATCATTAGACTTATAAGAAGTGTGTGTAACACTAGAATTAACAGGGGTAACAAGGTTATCATCTGCGTAATCTAAATTAGCGTTAGCAAAACGAAGATCTACTTGGTTTAACCTAGCAGTAGTGTCAGGGTATGCCACTGAAATATCACTAACTAGATCATCGGTAGTTATCGTGCCTACAGATTGCTGACCTGCAGGAGTTAAAGAATTAGGTACAACTAGTTTCCACTCTCCTTTTGGACTTCTAAAGAATTCTGCTCCCGGAATAACAGCAAGAATAGTACCTATATTATCACGATGTTCTGCACCAGTAGATAGCGTACCGTTAAATTCATAACGAAGAAGCTGAGTAATTGAAGTATAATTAACAACGGAGTCTTGCCACCCAAACCCGGTAGAGTTTGCAATAAGAAAATAATCTGCTATAGCTGAAGCATAATCAACACCATCTGCGGCAGTTAGCAGAGTACCGTCAGCTTTGTATATTATATCCGAACCAATAAAGGGGTAAATTGTATTTCCTAATGAAGCTTCAAAAATATTATTAGCACCTTGAACTACTTCTCCACAAATTTGAGCAGCTTTATAAAAGGATTCTAAATCAATATCTTCAACTGGGTCCCAATTAAGACCGTAATTATCAGCAATAAGGTAATCAAGAAGAACATACGCTGCGTTTGGAGTAAAGGTTTTTGTAGAGCTTAAAGCATAAGTGTAATTATTAGCACTACCAGATCTTACAACAGTGTGAACTTTAATACCGTCTACAAAGTATAAAGGTCTAGGCACTCCTGAAAATTGAGGGTCGTCTCTGTTTAAGATAAACCAGTTATTTGCATAAGACAAATCAGTAAACTTACTAGCAGCAGTAATTTTACTGGTTGTAGCAGAAGCAGCATAGTTATATGCATTATACTCCCACTGAGACATTATAGTCCCGCCTATTTCCTCGTTAGTAGGTTCTAAATCATCAACCCACATGTCTTCAATGTTGTCGATTTCACCTACACTAATTACAGTTTGAGAAAATAAAACATTATTTTTCTTACCAACATGAGGTAACACTGGCTGTCCATTTTTAGGCAGCAAGTTATCTTGTCGACCTGCGAGAGGTAGTGCAGGCACCACATTTCCTACGTCTACAAAAACATCTGTACCTGTAGTAGCCGTTCTACCATAAATAGCAGATATAGCTTGAGCAGAATTAGAGTTTCTAACGTCTTGACCTAGAGATTCTTCTCTAGCTTTTTCTGCTTTCTTTTTAGCTACTGCAGCAGCAGCAACTGATATCGTAGTAGATACGATAAAAGCAATAGTAAACGGATCTAAACCCATGAGGTTCTCCTTTTATTTAAGTATGTTAAAATTATTCTCGACCCCACTTAAGAGTCTCATCAGAAGTAGAGTTGTGTATGTATATCATTGAATCATCTGTAGTGTCTACTTCTTTCTGAGAGTTAACAGAAGTTAAGCGAGTATTCATTTCACCGAGTTGAGCTAGTTGACCAGTAAAGCTGGCTTTTAAAACAAAACCTTCACCGTCTTTAGACCACTCTATTGCTGAACTTTGACCTTTGTAAACATCCAATAACTCACTAATAAGAGTACCAGTGGTTTGATTTATAAAACCTAATTGAACTTTAAGAGGTACACCCGCAGGAGTTGCTGCGAATTTTTCTCTCATAAGAAAAGTATTATCAGAAAAAGAAATAGTGTATCTATCTCTACTAAAAGAAGACTGTGCTTGAGGTACACTAATGCTCATTAAATTGCTTTCTGAGGTAAAAGTATTGTTACCTATTGTTATATCTCTAGGTGCTTCTGTAATACGCATAGTACCACCTGATGAAGCAGGGAATTCTAATGTTAAAAAAGAGATAGCAATAATCTCATATGAATCTAATGCATCTACAACTGCAGTTCCTACTTTAATCATTTGTGTATCTCCTTATGAATATTGAAATAAAAGCATCGTTACCTTGTTCATCCAATATCCATTTATTGATATGAAATTCAAAGCCCATACTTTTTAAAAATTTGTGATGTTTATTATCGCCCTTAAGAGCTACACCGTATGCGTCATGTTTACGCTGTTCTTGTAATTCGATTATTTTTAATCGACAGCTTTCTACTATTTCTTTAGTAGTAGGCTGGTTAATTTCACAATGGCAAAAGTGAACACCTTTTTTGTGTTCCATAGATATACCATAGTCATCATCAAGATAAAGTAATTCGCCTTTATCTTTTAATTTATCAGTATTTTTCATATTTAGTATCCTAAAAAAGAAGACCCCCCTAAGAGGGTCTTTTTGTTAAACTGCTTCAACTACATTTATAGAAGCATTAACCATAATACCATTTGTGTAAGTTACTGACTCATCCGAGTCTTCTGCGTAATACACAGTAATATCTGGGTCTGATTTTATTACACCACCAGAAGGTACGGTTGATAGCAAAGGAGGGTGTATCTTTAGTACTGAGGAAGTTCCGTCTTCTAATTCTAAATACTCTAGTACCTGATATACTTTAGAATGATTAGCAAACCTTATAAACCAACCTGCTTGTAAATAGCCATCTCTGTTTGGTACTAAGTTAACTATACCGTGTCTACCAAAAGTAGAATCAGTAGCAACAGCACCTGCAGAAGTCGCTGCACCAGCAGGCATGTTGTTTAAGTTAGTAGGGCTATAAGATAATCCAAGATGTTGAGGCATAGGCATAGTAAACGGTTTATGAACCCCATTGAGGGTTTTATGTACGCTTAGTTTTGCACCATGAGCATCATTCGTAGTTCCACCTTTGTTATTAGAAGGAGCTAAGGTAATCCCTAGCTCCCATCGTTGTGCATCGTTGCTTAAAGATTGTCTTTTAAGACTAAGAGTTTCATTAATAGCTACCCTTTGATTACTACTTATTCTAATAGGGGTTATATAATCTAAACCTAAAAATTTAGCCATTTAATACTCCTCTTTCTTTAAAGTTATTTTCTACTTGATTAGCAAGCTCTGATCCCATTTCTCTAACAGCTTTACGAGTGGCGTTAGTTACATCACCAGTTACTTGTAAATGGATATTTGTTGTTAAGTTACCACCTTGTGAAACTTGACCATTCATAGCCTTTCCTTGATTAGCTAAAGACATGACAGGTAATGATTCACCTACAGGTCCACCTTTTGCGAAAGCAGGGATACTTCCATTAGTGTTAATAGCATGAAGTAATGCACCATGCTCTCTAACACTCTTGGCATTCATCACATACTCACCGTTAGACAACCTAGCTAATATACTATCACTAGTACCTGTACCGGGTCCACTTACATAACCACCAGTTGAGAAACCGGGGATTAAAGAAGCAGAAGCAGCAGCAGTCAAAGAAGTAGCTAGAGTAGTAGCAGCTACAGTAGCAGCAGTTAAAGCAGTAGCGAAAGTCACAGTAGTTGCAGCAGCGGTTGTTGTTGTAGCGCCTGCAGTTGCAGTTGCTGTTCCAAAACCTAAGGCAGAAGCAATAGAGGAACCTACACCAGATAACCAAGACAAGATACCACCGTCAGCAGCTTCAGTAGACGCTGTAAGAGTTGTCAAACCTTCTGCAGCTTCACCTGCTATATCACCAGTTAAAGCAGCAGCACCTGTACCAACGGCTGAACCTGAACCTCCGGGTCCACCTGCAAACATATTACCTATACCATCAGCCATGCCTGAGAACATACCACCATCAGTAAACATACTAGTAGTCATTTGCTCTAACATAGCATCTAGGAAAGATTCACTTATCCTAGTGGCAGCACTAATCAAAACATCTTCGAGAGAACCACCTAATAGCATTTCTTTAACAGAACTTTGGAAAACACTTTGAACACCTCTAGCAAGTTCTTGACCTCTTCGCATAGAATCTACAAAGCGTTCACCTGCTTGTCCTAATAGGTCTAGCTGATTAGAAGCAGTTAAGATTTGCACATCTGTAGAAGTAGGGTCATTTATGATCCTAAGTTGTTCTTGTGCTTGTCGACCTAACTCTAGTAGTCTTCTTTGTACAAACTCACTTCTTTTTGAGAAAGAGTCAACATCTAAGTTAACATTAATGTTAGACAAGTTTGCTACTTTATCAGAAATACTAGCACTACCATCTATAATCTTAAGTATCCGCTTTTCTTGAATATCAATAAGATTATTAATTTCTTTGTAGCGAGCTATTTCATCTTTACCTAACAGTTCTTGTTGTGCTTTTAGACTAGTTATAGTGTTTTCATGACTTATCACATTATTTAACTGGTTATCAGTTAACCTGCTTAAAGCTTGCTGAGAAATATTAGAGTCTGAAATAGCACTAGAAATACCTTTATTAAGATTAAGTATGTTTTCTAGGGCATCTCTTCTTCTTTCTATTTGTGCAAGTTTTAACTTTTCAGTTTCTAAATCATTACCATTTAAAAGATCAATGTCTGTTTGCAGATCAACAATAGCAGTAAAATGTTCGTTAACACCTGCTAAGTCGTCAGCACTAAAGTTACCAAACTCTATGTTAGAAACACGAGAGTCTATACCAGCACCTGAAAGTCTAGTATTTAGCCTGTTAGACGAAGAACCAGTATCAGCAGAAGCTTTTACAAGTTCTGCTTTAGCTTTAACAAACTCTTTAGTTCTTTCAGCAAGATCTTTTACACCTGCATCCGAAAGTTCAGCTCGTGCATTTTCCATGTTATTTATTAAGGTTTGGAAACGACTACGAACACCGGGAGGCATTAAGTCTATAGCTAACTTTTCCACTTCTACGCCTGCTTCACGAAATGCTGTTTGCAGTTTAGAAGTAAAGCCCTTCATGTTAAGAAGTCTTAGTGCTTGCTGGAATATCAGTCTAAACTTTGTATCAATATCTAAAACTTCAGATATATCTGAGTCATCGCCTAAAGACTCTTGGAACTTAGATCTTTCAACTGTATCACCTAGGTTCTTCAAGAAAGTTTGAGGGATATCTACATCATACTGTTTAGCTAATCTCTTTAACTCAACAGTGCCTTGTTCTACTATCTGAGAAGTAGCCAAAGATATTTGACCCTGTTCAAGTCTATTATTTTCTAAGTATAACTCTGTAACCTTAGAATCAGTAACTCCAATAGTATCAGATATACTCCTAGAAAATGCGACAAAGCCTTCTTTAGAAAAGAAGCTAGATAATTCTGATTTAACTCCAGAATCTTCTCTGCTTTCTTTATCACCTAAGAATTGTTCAGCTGTAAGTACTCTGTCTTGACCAATTTGCTTAGTAGCTGCAACTATTCTTTCGTTAGAATTTACAAGTCTTCTTTGTGCTTTTAATTGATCATCTAATACAAAGTTACCAGTCTGTTGAATATCAATTAAGTCATCATTAGCTCTTTGTTGTTCTAAGAAAAGAGGTAACAACTGAGTAAACTCTGAATCGTTAAGAGTAGTCATTCTTTGATTACTAAACAGATCAGCACTGCTTTTAGCTATATCACCAAAGCCCTTATTAACACGATTGTCTGGTATCTCTACGTCACCAATTCTATTTAACAAATCGATACGAGTACCTTGATCTACTAGTTCGTCAGCAAGACCTACCATTTCAGCTAACCTAAGAATACTATTGTCTAATCTAGATTCAAAAGTATTTCCAGAACCAAACAAATAGAGACCTAGTGTACCACCTGCAACAACAGCTGTTATCGCTAAGAAAACAGGGTGTACAAGTAGAACTGACATCATGGCTATAATTTTAGCACTAATAGCAGCAAGAGCAGTACCTATGACACTTAAAGCTGCACCAATACCAGCTGCACCAAAAATCATAGCACCTATTAAACCTACTTCGGCAACAGTAGCGAAAGTACTAGTTAAACTAGAAGAACTATCGTCTGCAAAGGTGTTTACAGAAAGCAATAAAGCAGCAGCACCAGCGGCACCAAACATTGCTCTTCTTATTAAACCACCTCTACCTCCAGATCTACTCATAAAAATAGTACTTAAACGAGTACCTAGAGTTGCACCTATTCTACTTATAAGAGCTATTAAACCACTTACGCCTGCTGGACCTAGCAAAGCTCTGCTTATCAAACCAAGAGCACCTGATACAGCTCCAGTAAACATAGCAAACATTCCAGTAATAGCAGCAGTAGTTCTAGCTAATACTACACCAATACCAAATTGAACAGTAGCTAACATAGCAGTTATACTTGCGCCAGTGACAACATTACCAGCTGCTATTGCAGTATAAGCTGATATAACACCTGTTCTTATTTTAGCTAACAAACCAAGAGTTGCAGCTCCACCATTAACGCCAGCTGATCCAAATAAGAAATTAGAGATCATACCACCAGAAGAAGCAACTTGTGTACCTAAAGTTAAACTCATTATTGCATTTTTAACAGTAGTTAAAGCAGTTAAGATTCCAGCTAATTTTGCTTTTCCAAACAAAAAGAAAACCATGTATCCACCGACATAAGCAGATGCTAAGTTTAAGAATAAGCTATCTATTCCTAATACTAAATTAGAAAGAAGACCACCAACTAAAGGTATGGAACTTAAAAAACCATCTACAAAACCTCTTGCTACATCAGCAAATAAACCTATTAACATAGGGATACTAGCTGCAATAGCTGCACCAATTTGACCGCCTGATTCTCCAAGTTGCCTAACAACTCCAGAAATACTAGTCCCAAAGTTAGAAAGTACATCATCTATAGAGTCTGAAAAGCTAGTAGTGAAAATTAAGGCTGCACCAGCAATTACGCCAGCAAAACCAAACTTCAAATAACTAATGATCACCCCTAAACCAACAGAGAGACCCATTTGTACATTGCTAACAATAGAGTCAAATATAGATCTAGCTTCTTTTAAGACATTACCAAATATATCTTTAAGACCTTTTAAACCACCTATTTCATTCTTAAGCTCTTTTACTTTATCAGTTAGTGCATCGTACATACCTTGTACATTAATCAAGGACTTATTTGATCCTTGTTCAAATACATTAAGAGCACCTAAAGCACCTAATACTAAACCAGCAAAACCAGAGAAAATAGCAATTATTCTTGACATCGTAAACATTACAGCGCTTTCTATGTTATAAAAAGCATCTTTTACGTTAGAAGCAAAATCTCTAAGACGATCTAAAGCGGGTTGTATTTTATCTGTATAATCAACCACACCATTAATAGTGTCAGGCCAATAAGAGTTACCTACAACAGCTTTCCATATATCATAGAAAGTATCTTTTACTTCTTGTCCAAATTTCTTTACATTATCTAAACCATTCTTAAGTAAATCAGAGGTTACTTTAGCAACATCTCTGTTTAAGTCTCTAAACCTATCAAGAATGTCAATATTACCACCCATGCTGTTTAAAGCATCACTAGCCGCTACAACACCTCTTGCTAGTCTGCGAATAGAGGATGATACTACATCTACTACTGACTCTACTTGCTTGAGTCCTACTTTTGTGTCTGATATATAATCTATTAAATCTTCAAATACATCTAGTACAGCATCTGGTACTAGTGTGTCTATTATTGTTGTACCTAAGTAAGCGAAAGCTTGACCTAATTCTCCTATAGAAGAAAATAAAGGGCTAACTACTTCTCTAAATCTATTAAAATCATCTATTGTAGATTGTACACTAGCACCAATACCTACAGCGCTAGCATTTAGATTTATACCTAAGTTTTGGAAACCTCTTGTTGCTGCTCCAGTAGCTCCTAGTACTTGGTCTACTTCATTAACTACACGACCTACACCAGTACTTAATACTAGCAAGGACTGAGCAAAGGTTACTGGTACTCTAGCAAACTCTTTGTCAATAGCATCTGATTGACCTGCCAAAGCATCAATAACCGCTTGTGCGCTAAGTTTACCTTCGTTAGCAAATTGTCTAAGGTCACCAATTGTAATACCCATACCTCTCGCAATAGCCTGAGCTACAGCAGGGGTCTGCTCCATTACAGAGTTAAGTTCCTGTCCACGCAATGCACCAGCTGCAAGACCCTGACCTAGCTGGACAATAGCTGAGTTAGCAGATTCAGCAGAAGAACCCGAGATGGTAATTGCTTGCGCGATAGATCTTGTTACTTTAATAACAGTCTTTTGTTCAACACCTAACTGTCTAGTAGCACGACCAATTCGAGAGTAAAGGTCTGCTAAACTTTCTTGATTACTTCTTGTCTCTAAAGCAATCTTATTTATTTCTTTAAAAGCGAATACTTGATCATTCAAATTTTTATTTGTCAAAGCAATACGCGCTTCTAACCTACGATAAGAATCAGTCACATTTGTGATTGCAGAACCTGCACCTATCGCTGCGAATGCCGCCGCTGCTCCAATAGCGAGTCGTTTTAAACCTCGCACGGAATCCTTAGTTGTCTTGTCTATATTCTCTACCGATTGGTTCAACTTGCGCAAATCTGCTTGCGCCTGTCTGGAGTCTGACTTTACTTTTAATTCAATAGCCAAAACGGTATCTCCTATAGTTGAGTTAAAAAGCCCTTGTTAACACTGATAGCATCAATGCCATCAAGGGCTGGTTTTAAGGTATTACATTAACTGCAACACCTGTAGGTTTGAAGTACTTAAACACTGTGCCCTCAATAAAACGAGCAGGTGCTTGGGAAGAATTACCCATATTCAAATCTTGAATATAAGGTACTCCATTTGTTAGATACAGAGTATCAAATTTTTTGTTACTTGGTGGTGGTAATATAGTAAAAGCACTACCTACACTTAGTTTAGCATCCCTCATATTATTGGGGGTTGGGCTTAAATTCCAAGAACCTCTAGCTCTACCTGTTAAAACAGGGGTTCTCATTTGTAATTCAGCCTTTGCTTGTAGAGCGCTTATCCTTAGAGCTTTGTTAGTTAATTCTATTACTTCGCTTTCTATTTTAGCTAACTCTCTATCTGCGCCTTTTAGTTGTATCGATATCTTACTTGCCATTTTTACCTCCCAGTGCTTGGGTTAATAACGCACCAAATGGAGATCTTTTCAAAGAAGATACAGAAGCTTCTTCGTCTGACTTTTCACCTTCCCACTTATAGAGTTGGCTTAAAGCAGGGAATATCTTTTCGGGTTTTACTTTTGCACCTTGAGATTGCATAATAAGGCCTGCTCGGTTATCCTCTCTCCAACCGATTGGTCTTGCTTCAAGGTATTTACCCCACATAACTAATTCTTCTTGAGGCATTTCATCTAGGAGTTGATACATAGGCATACCTAGATGAAACGCTAAATCATACAAGAATAAATCTTCAGGGCTTAAGCGTTTCCCGCTTCAGCTCCACCTTGGGAAAGTCCCATGATGCCTTCAGACAGGTTAGTCAGTTCACTTACAGGGAATCCGTCAAAATCTTCGTCTGTTAGTTCTTCTGCATCAACAACTGCCAGTCTTAGAACGAATCGCAAAATTTCTAACTGATCTGCTTCATCGCCCATTTCTTTTGATTTGTTTTCGATTGATCGAATGTCGCCAACGGTCAGTACACGTACTTCCACTTCGCCATCCATGAATTTTACTTTCTTAGTTAGTTTCTTACCAATAAACTTTTTCATTATTTCTTTCCTTCTGGGTTAAATAGATGTTTGTTATTTTCTTCAAATTCTTCGATTAGGGTATGCATTTTATGTAGTGCGCCGAGAGTCTCAAAGACTTCTTTATGCTTTTCTGAACCAGACTCAAAGTCTTTAAAACGTTCAAAAGTTCGGCGTATACTGAAATCAATGTCTTTGTGAATATTACGAGTAGTAACTCCTAATACAAAAGCACGATCAAATGGTTTTTCATTATTGTCCATAGTATGTTCCTTATTTAGTATGAGATAGAAGGGCACCGAAGTACCCTTCCATTGTAACATAGAAGCTAATCTTACAGAGCTTCGTAAACACCGGGGCTAGTTGAAGGTGAAGAAGAAGCATCAACCAAAGAGATTGGTCCGATGAAGTCGCCTTCAACAGTCAAAGACATAGTAGCTTGGTTGCTATCAGTCAGACCGGGAGTGATTTCCATAGAAGCGATTTTACCTAGGAAGTAAAAATCGTTGAACTCGTTCTTAACAGAAGCTACAGCAATAGTGTTGCTGATAGTCAGTTCAGAATCAGAGATACGTACACGGAAAACCAAAGGAGTAGCGTTCTTACGTAGAGTGTCAAGAGCACCGTGCTCGCTTGGGATATAGTTAACAGTGAAGTCCAAAGAAGGAGCGTCAGACTGACCAGCGATCTGGCTAGAAGAAGCTTGACCATAAACAGGAACGTTTACGATGTTTGCAGGAGTACCCAAGGAAGGGAACTCACGTACTTGACCAACACCTTTAGGAGCAGGCTGCTCTACGAAAGAACCAGAAGCACTAACTGCAACAGCAGTAGTTTCTTTAGAAGTAGCTAGGTTGTTAGCAGGAGCAGTAGCAAAGTAGCTAGCGATCGCTGAAACAGAAGAAGCAGTAGTGATTGGAGTGTCACCCAGTGAAGGGTTTTCGCGATAAGCCAAAGAAGTGAACTTACCAGCAGATAGACTTGAAATATGAGCCATTTTGTAATTCCTTATGAATTAGTTAAAAAGTGAAAAGCTAACAGTATAGTCAGCTCGGAAAAGTGCGGGATTAGCCGAGTCTTTCCCTATTACGTTTAATGCACTAGAACCAGTGCTTGTCCCATTTACAAACTTTTGAGCTTGAAAATAGTTATCTAGAATATCAGCAACAGCTAATAATCTAGTCATACCTTTACCCGCAGATACGTATACCTGAATAATCACTTGACCTTCTATTCCAGAGAAGTGTCCGAATGATTCTATTGTTCCACTAGGGAGTATTTCGAGTTTAACAAACTCTGTAGCTCCTATGTCCCCTTCAAAGTTACCGGGGAATGCTGGAATGCTTTCTGCCTTCCAAGCAGTTGTGGAAAATACGGATTCTAAGTCCAGTTGAACCTTGTTATATTTAGACATCAGTTATACCTCCGTCACAACAAGTTGTAACATTGCCATATCTCGTGTATAAGAAACAATGGTATGAGTTTTTGAATCAAAGGTTAGAGTATCATAAACACTAGGGTCTAGGATATCCGAACTTTTAACAAGAAGGGTTTTTAATGTCACGGACACACCCTCTTTGTTTGTTTCCAGTTTTGTTTCTTCAACTATTACGTTAACATCTACGGACGTAGTAGTTGTAGCCGTTGTACTTCCTCCTGATATTAGATTGCCAAAGCCGTCTACTTCAGGGAATGTATAGCTTTCATTAGAAGAATTAGTAAGTGTAGCTTGTTGTACTAAGTCACCTAAGGCCGAAAAAGCTGTATCAACAGAAGAGGATATTAAATTAGAATACGACATTTAGAATCCCCCTAAACTATTAAACCTTTTGTTCTTGGTCATATCAGCAATTATCTTTCGAATCCGTCGTGGTATCAGAGACACAGCTCTAATATCTGTTAGTTTCAAAGAACCTGCTTCAATTGATTTAACGCTGTCGGAGCCGTTAAGAATGTCTTTGTTGGTCAACAAATGAAGCGCAAGCTCATATGTTGCCTTCCTGAGTAGCCTAATATCTCGGCCTAAAGATTGTTCAGTTTCCGCAGAGGTTACGAAGGTGTAAGCAGAGAAGCCTAACCTAGCTCTTCGAGAACTGTCAATCCAGAAACCTGATCGGGGCCAAGACAAAGCGCCATCAGGAGTAGAAGCCAACCCTTCCCAATCTTGCTGATCGAGCATAGAGGTGGCAGCGATTAAAGCTTTTGTACATTGAGCAGTAGATACAAACCATGCTTCAGAATCTAATCGATCGTTGAAGTAAGCGTTTGCTTCTGCTAATGTAACATAGGAGTTATCGCCCTTAATAAGTGCCATGTTAATCTCCTTATCTTTTGGTTAAATTGAAAGGGGCACGAGTGTACCCCTGTTGTTTTATGTAAGACCCGGTATAGTTACGGTCTCAAAGTCATTAGATACCATGCTGTTAAGCTGTAGTTTGACATTGTTCTGGTCAAAGTTCATCACTTCACTTCTAATGCCATTAGCATAAGAATCTTGACCACCGTCACCCATCAACCATACTTGTGTTGAGGTGTAGGCGTAGCTAGAGTAGGTTGAGAAGCCAGTAGCATTGGTATGTAGGTGAGACCTTCTGTAAGTCTCACTTGCACCCCACTTATAGTCATCTATCCACTTCATCGGGTCTGTAATCATCGTCTTGATCTCAGCATCAACAGGTAGTGTGTCGTCTAGCTTCAGAGTTGTAATAACCATAGAAGCAATTTTACCGTGGAAGTTTCTATTTCCAGCTCGACCACCAATAGTAAAACTTCCTGTGACACTTCTATCCATTCTAGCGCCTGTAGATGTCCAATTAGAAGTAACTGATAGATTAGAGCTTAAACTAGCAAAACTATCGGTTGAAGACATCACTCTTATATCAAACCCTAAAGATAAGTTAGTAGACGAAGCACCACCACTTGAAGATGCTCTCCATCCTTTATGAGCAATATAAATACCATACCAGTTAGAAGAGGAGATAGTCTGATTAACAAGTCTACACTCATTGTAACCAGAGCCGTCACGCCCCCATCCAAACATCAAGCTACCAGCGGCAGTTAATCTTAGATAGATGTTGTCATCACCATTACTAGCGCCTTCTCCGCTATTCCAGATATGTTGATTACTATTGTTTCTATCCGCTTTAAATACAATAGTTGTAGCCCAAGGTCTAGCGTTAGTATCACTACTAGTCTTGCTACTATCAGCATTCATAGGAACGCCTACACTTGACCCACCCATCCTGATTGGCTGGTTGTTGTTGGCCCAGTTGTTGACTTGAGCTAAATGCTCATTAGAACCACTAAAGTCTAAAGCCTTATTCCAATCGGTAACTATGTTGTTAACAACTGGGCTA